GTGACAGATATGAGAATATATCAATTAGGTTCATTTGAGTCAGCACAAGAAAGAGACGAGATAACTTATGGTGTACAACTATTTGATTGTTTACCAACATCAATTAGTAAGGTAGAATATTCGCATGATGAAAATACAGTACAAACATTTTCAGTTACATTTAAATTCATGTATTGGATTAATTTCTTTTTAGATAAACAAGGCAATATAGAACTTGGTCAATCTAATTTTGGAAAACCAACAGTGAAACAAGATTCAGGTTTATTAGGTGGTTTACTAGGTAAACTACCACCAGAATTGAGACGAGCAGGTAGAGACGTGTTGAACAAATTGAGACGTAGAGTACCACTAGGTAAAATTACCGGTGGTAGAGCGTTCCCACCGTTCAAACTACCACCTATAAATATATAATAACAAGGAGATAATATTATGGCATTACCGATAATAGAAACACCAACTTATGAGTTGACACTTCCTTCCCAAGACGAGATAGTAAAATACAGACCTTTCCTTGTTAAAGAAGAAAAATTGATGTTAATAGCTCTTGAGTCGGGTGAAGAAAAAGAAATAAACATAGCGACTAAAACAATTTTAGACGCATGTACATTTAACAAACTAAAGATAGAAGATTTACCAACATTTGATATAGAATACATGTTCTTACAAATAAGAGCAAAATCAGTTGGTGAAATATCTAAATTTAAAGTTATTTGTCCAGACGACAAAAAAACATACACTGATATTGAGATAGACTTATCAAAAGTTGAGGTGCAAGTTGATGATGAACATACGAACAAAGTAGTAATTGATGAACAAAGGCAATTGGGTGTTGTTCTCAAATATCCTACAATGAACATGATGACTAATACACAATTACAGTCAGCAGACTATGACACAGCATTTGATATGATGGTCGGTTGTATACACGAAATCTTTGAAGGAGAGAAAGTGTATCCTGGAGTAGATAGTACAAGAGAAGAATTAAAAGATTTTTTAGAGAAGTTACCACAAGGTGCCTTTGATAAGATTAAAAAGTTTTTTGACACTATGCCTAGATTGAGACATGAGCAAGAAGTCACAAATCCAAAGACAGGTGTTAAGAGTACAGTTACATTTAGCGGATTACAAGATTTTTTCGGATTGGCCTCACCCATAGTAGCCTAGAGGCGTATTTTGAAATTAATTTTGCGTTAATGCAACACCATAAATATGGTATAACAGAAATTGAACAGATGATTCCGTGGGAACGAGATATCTATGTTACAATGTTAATTAATTATATAAAGGAAGAAAATGAACGTAGACAAAGAGAACAAACAAAATGATGTTAAGGTTGCAGAACCTAAACAAAAAATAACAGTTGACCTAGAAGTAGATACGTCTATCAAAGACCTAGGTATCAACCCATATGCTAAACTAATACACATGGCGAGAGCTATAGACGCATGGAGAATATTTCCAAGACTATTCTTAACAGTTTACATTATATTATTATACAAATGTGTAATATGGTATATGAACTTAGCACAACCTAGTATGGAACAAAGTGGTTTAATCAGTATCGTTGTTGGTGCTGGCGCTGCTTGGTTTGGTTTATATACAGGAACAAGAGGCGGCAAGGATAAATAATATTATATGTTACCAAGTTTAGATACAACAGCAAACGATCAAACTATATCAGCGATTGATAAGTTAGGCAAGGCAATAATGGAAAAAGCATCCATGTCAATACAAGGTGCTACGAAGGCCATTGTACCAAATATACCTAAAATGATTGATCAGTTGACATTGGATTTAGAGAAAGGTCCTATTAATAGTTTTGGTAGAGTTATAAAAAAACTAGAATCTATGGTACAATCATTAGGTTTAGATTTAAGAGAATACAATCAAGACTTGGCTAAACTATTACAAGACAGAGAAGAAAAGGCCGTTAAATCAGAAGCAGCAGTACAGAGATTAAGAGAACAAGGTATTGTTGCACGTGTTAATGCTACAACAAAAGAAGTTAAGATATTATCTAAACATGAAATAAAACAAGAAGAAAAGGCCATAAAATTAAGAGAACTAAAAATAACAAAACTTGAATTGCAATTAAAGAGAGACGCTCACAAACTACAAACACGTATGTTTGGTAAAGATGAAGATCAGGCAACGACAAAGAAAAATATACAAGAAAATTCTGTTAAGTTAGAAGAACTAAAAGCACTTCAAGATCAAAAACAAACAGAAATATCTACAAATACAGTTGACACAGGTAGAAGTGAAAAAGGTCTACCAGCGATGTTAGAAATGATGAAAGATGGTTTTTTAGAACCATTTAGAGCAGTTGGTGAATCTTTTGGTATGATGAAAGATATGGGTAAAGGCACTCTTGAACTAGTTAACTTCTTTTCAGGTGGTTTATTTCTTAAAGCATTTAAGGGTATCACTAAAGGTCTAAAAGCAATTAGTGGTTTCTTTACATTGGCTAGACTAGTATTAGTTGCTAAATTTGCATTGGTCATTGGTGCTATAACATTTGTAGCAGCTAAGATTAATAAGATCAAAGACTTCTTTGTTGGTATAATAGATTATTTTAGAAATTCAAAACTTGGCAAACTATTAGGTCTATCAAAAGAAACACCTGAAGAAAAAGAAGAAAGAAAAATAGAGAATAAAAATAGAGGCACATCTATGGTTGACGTAGATAGTCACTATGATAGTTTCCCTACTGTAGACAAAGTTGTAGATAATAAAAATGTTATTAAGGGTGCTAATGATAATGTTTCTAAAAAAGTAACTAATGAGAAAATATTTAATAGTACAACAACACAGAATGACGCCGTTAAAGAATTTGAGAAGTTAACAAAAGAAGCTAACGATCAAATAAGTAAAGGCACTGTAGTAATTAATAATGCACCAACAAGTGTACAGACAAATAATAGTGGTTCAGTGACTTCAGGTTTTACCAATAATAATCCAGACGAGACGATTACAAATACATCTAGAGCTAGATGGTCTAATATGTAATTAAGATAAATCTTTTTCAGTTATAATTTTAAATTCAGCACCTTGATCTTTACAGTATTTGGTAGCGGCTTGCCATTTAGCTTTATTTCGTATATATTCTAATGACTCACGCATGTAAGACTTGGTCTTTCTGCTAGTTGGTTTTTTAGGTGGCACACATTGACGTGATGGTTTAATTTCTATTACTAACTTACTGCCTGTTTTGGTCTTTACAATGAAGTCTGGAAAATATCTGTGCCATTTGTTGTCAATAGGACTATAATATCTAATTGGTAACTCCTCACTTGCCCAATGGTCTATATTATCACTTTTATCCAAATACACCATCATACGTCTTTCTAATAGTGAACGGTATATAATGTTATTTGGATCACCAACATACTTGTTGGGGTTGATTGGTTTATATATTCCCTTAAAAGATTTCTTCATAACCGTTATAAATATACAAGTATATATAAAGGAATTAAATATGGCATGGACATCTAAAGTAGCAAACATTATCAAGGGCAAAGTAGGAACAATGATTGGTTCATCAATAGCCAATAAATTAAGTTTTGCCTCATCTGGTCAAACAACCAAAGTGGCTGCTAAATTATTAAATAAATCTCCGTTAGAGATAGGTACAACAGGACCTATGTCACACATGGAGTCTATGAACAATCCATACAGTTATGGTACAGTATATTATCCACAAGAGGCAGGTAATTTAGGTGCTGGTCACTATATTATATTTGATGTAGTATCTCACAAGTCATCTAAATTTAAACAACAAACATTTAAGAACGGTGCTTTGACAAATGCTTCAGGAGCAGTACCTGGTAAATCAAGAGTTGCTAATATAAAAAGAAATGGTGTTACATCAGCAAAAAGATTAAGATCAACTTCTTCAGGTGCTATGTCAAAACTTGGTGATACGCACAATTATATTTCAGACAGTATTATATTATATACACCAGCAGAGGCAATGAAATTTAATTACAGTGCCAGTTATGAAGACACACAAACAGGTCTTGCAGGTGATGTGGCTGCCATGATTGGTGGTGTAATGAACGATTCAGGTTTCTTAAACAAAATTCAGGCTGCCGGTGAGGGTATTGGTGGTGTTGGTAGAGAGTTGTTGAAGTCAGGAGCTTTTGCAGCTGCTAGTATAATACCAGGTTTTGAAAATAGTAGACAATTATTTGATAAGTCATTAGGTCAGGCAAAGAACCCTAATCTAGAAACAATATTCCAGTCAGTGCCATTTAGATCATTTAGTTTTCCATTTATATTTGCACCAAAAGATGAACAAGAAAAAGACCAAGTACACAAAATTTTACAACTGTTCAGATTTCATATGTTGCCTGAACACCAAAGTGCTGCTATAAAAGCAGGTTATTTTAACACACCGTCAGAGTTTCAGATTACATACATGTACAGAGACAGTGAGAACGCATACTTACCAAGAATAAGTCGTTGTGTATTAAAAGAATGTAATATAGATTACGCACCAGAGGGTGTTGTATCATCATTAATCGCAGATGAAAAAGGCGCACCACCAACTATTATTAAAATGGATTTAACATTTGGTGAAACAGAAATTATGACTAAAGAAACAGTAGCAGAGGGATTCTAATATGTATTTTGAAATATTTCCATTAATGAACTACAGTAACGATAAGATCACAACTAAACAAGTAACAGATTTATTCAGACGAGTCAAGATAAAAGAGAAAATACTTGACGAGGCAAGTTTATACCAAGAATACGATGTACCTAATGGCGAGAGACCTGAAGATACAGCAATGAAACATTTTGGTGATCCACAATATCATTGGGTAATATTAATGACAAACAAAGGTCAAGATGGTTTTTACGATTGGCCATTAGATTTCAGAGCATTTGAAACTTTTGTAACAGAAAAGTATGCCAATCCAGACGCAACACACCATTATGAAAAGGCACAATCAAGTGGTAAAACAACGTCAAATGATTACTCACACTTGATAGAAGTAAACAGTACAGAGCCAGGTGCTGTATCAGTTTCTAATAGACAATATGAAGAAAGAATACAAGACGCAAAAAGAAAAATTAAACTTCTTAATCCAGGTTTCTTGCCTGTATTGTTAGAAGAATTTGACAAATTGATGAATGAATAATTATGTACAATCAAATAAATGCTGATACATTAACAAAAGCAGGCCAGTTTGCCTTATCAGACATACAACTAATATCTTATCAATCTTCCGATGGTGGCAGTGAGCCAAAGAAAGTAAGTGTACGATCACTAGTGCTTGAGATAAACATTTACGAAGATATATTTTCAAAAGGTCTATCAGGTAATGTTGTACTACTTGACGGTCAAAATCTTACCAATCACTTACCACTTACAGGCTTTGAACGTATAGAATTTAAACTGAATACACCAGGTATTGCAAAAGGTTTTGATTTCACGTCTACAACAGGTCACCCGATGTACATATACAAAATATCAGGTAGACAAGAGGCAACACCAAGAACGCAGATGTACGTATTACACTTTGCTTCTAAAGAGATATTAACAAACGAAACAAAGAAAATTTATAGAACAATGTCAGGCACCATAGATGATATGGTCTTGGATATTGTTAGAACTGATTTAGAATCAAACAAGACATTAATATTAGAAGAAACAAAAGGCATACGTAAATACGTGCCAGTGGGTGAAAGACCATTTGATTTCATAGAAGGATTATCCAAGTCTGCTGAGTCAGCAAGATACAATAATAGTGGTATGTATTTCTATGAAGACAGCACAGGTTTTAGATTTA